AGTAGACTTTCGCGAATAGTTGGGTGATTCTATCTGTATTGCTATGATACCAGTTTTCACTCAATTCGTCAAATTGAAAGGTAAAAACTATGTATGGTCTTTCGTTTTATGCAACTGCAACTGGCTCTGATGCTACGTCGCTTGATTTTTTGGATATTGGGGATTTTGAGGAATTCTTGATCAATGATTTGGAAACTGGCTTGGGGGTTTCCGAATCAGAAGGTAATGGTTATACTGGGCAGATCATGAGTATTACTGCTCTTCTGCTCTTTCATATATTTTTCATGGGTATAACATGTGGGTTGATTTTTTCAAAGATTTTATGGGGGCGGATAAAATGACTTTAAGCAACGTTATCGAACTGTACAGTATCGGTTTTGGGTGTGGAATTGTTCTTTCTGTTTTAGCCTTTATCATTGGTGAAATTGTCAACCTTGCAAAAAAAATGATGAAAGGAGAATCATGATATGACTGCTGTTACCACTGCATTGACCTCTGGTATTTCCGATGTGGCTACGGAAGCAATGAGCGCTATTGGCTCTATCCTTCCGGTGGCTCTGCCGATTATCGGCGCTGTAGTTGTTGTTACTTTGGGCATTCGGATTTTTAAGAAAGTAACTGGTTAATGACTATTGTCGTGGTGGACATGTCCTAATGGGTGTGTCCACGTTTTTTTTGGAAAGGAATGATAAAATGGTATACGTTAAAAGCATAAAGAAAATGATAATTGTTTCATTGCTTTCATTGTGCATCATGACTAATACGGTATATAGTGATGTGCATGCCGCTTCTGTGGTTATTGGTGGTGTTGTTTTGACGGCTGGTGAAGCATTTGCGTTGCTTATGGCAACTCTTGGAATCTCCGCTACTGTTTCTGTAACATATCAAAACCGTGAAGCATTGCAAGCATGGGGCGATAAACAATTGGATTCGTTTTGCTCTTGGATGGCTGAAACGGATGATATTGTATGGTCTGCACAGCAAGATGTGGAACAATGGGCATTAACCGTTATTGATGGCGGCTTGTCTACTGGTAGTGATATGTGGAAAAAGTTTAAACAATGGGCAAAAAGTCTATATGTCCGGAATTCTAGTGGTGATTATAATCCAACGGAAAACGCTTACCTTCTGGAATCTGTTTCGCAAATAGTAGGTGTTCCTTTTTATGTAGGACTTCCGCCATCGTCTTGTGCGGTATATTATCCAACTGCATATAATGATTTAATGTCAAAATATGATAGTTATGTAATTGTGACCAAAGATACTGGTACAAGGGGTTTTCGTATTGCAGAAGTCTTTGCTGGAATTAGTCAAATCAAAGTATCATCAAATCGCGGGGTGTATATTTCTTATAGTGCTGGGTGTCAACCTAGTGTTTCTGATGTTATCACTGGTTCGGCTGGTCTTGGAACATCAAATGGTTACTGGCAGGAATCATATACTGGTGTTTTTGTTTCTTCTAATCTCGTTTTTGAGTTTGATGCTTCGTTTGGTTTGAATCCTGTTTATACGGGTGATAATTTGCCATCAGAAGAAAAAGAATATGTTTTAAATCCTACCGTTGCGAATGCTTTAGAAACTGCTGATAATCCGGATGATATTGACATTATTGGAATCGGTTCACAGGTTGGTGCGCAAACTTATCCGCTGAATTTGCCATCAGCAGAAGCACTTCCGAATACATTATCTGACTTGGCTACTGGTGCGTTAACGTTGGAAGAATTTAATAGGGCTTTAGGCCTTGCTTTGGCTAATTTGTCTAGCTCTACTCTAATTACTGAGGATCCCAACGACGAAAAGCCTATCAGTGATGTTACTACTGAGGTTCCGGTGGATATGCAAAACTTTATTGTTGATGGTCTTGCGGAATTATTTCCGTTCTGCTTGCCGTTTGATTTTATTGATTTTATTAATGTTTTGTGTGCTGAACCGCAAGCGCCGAAAATTGATTTTCCAATTAGATATCCTACTGGTATCAGTTCTTGGAATACGTATATAATTGAGGTCGATTTGTCTGTATTTGATGGCGTTGCTGAAATTATGCGTGACGTGGAATGTTTATTGTTTATTATTGGCTTGGCGCTGATAACACGTAGTTATATGATTAGGGGGTAATTTTATGGTAGAAATATTACAGAATATGTTGAATGCTTTTGTTGCTGTGCTTATGCAGGTATTACCCATTTCGCCGTTTCAGAGATATATTAGTGCCTTTAGTTCTCTCCCTTACCTTAATTATCTTAATTGGTTTATTCCAGTTAAGGCTTTTGTAACTATTGGTAAAGCATGGCTGGGGGTGATTGCGCTCTTCTATCTTTATTCCGTGGCTATGCGCTGGATTAAGCTAATAGGCGATTGAGGGGGTGCTTTATGGATGGTTTGGAAGACATTTTTGTGTTGGTTGCGTGGTGGGCGCTTTTGTATATGTGGTGGTGTCTCCGTGATTGGAAAGGGGAATTGAGATGATTTATTTGTATACAGGTACGCCTGGGTCGGGGAAAAGTTTGCACGTTGCAAGGGTTATCTATTATAGGCTGTTCCGCTCTTGTCCGGTAATTGCTAATATTCCGATTAACCTTGAATATGTGAAGCATCCCGAATTTTTTACATATTTGCCGAATCGTGATTTATCTGTTAAATATCTGATTAAGCGTAGCAATGAGTATTTTGAAAATAGACGAATGAAAGAAGGTTCTCTTATCCTTATTATTGATGAGGCACAAATGATGTTTAATGCTAGGGACTGGTCAAAAAAAGGACGTGATGATTGGAATGAATTTTTTCAAGTGCATCGTCATTATGGCTATGATATTATTCTTATCGCGCAATTTGACCGGATGATTGATAGACAAATACGGTCATTGGTTGAATATGAGGTAGTGCACAGAAAAGTATCTAATTTTGGTTGGAAAGGTCGATTATTGAGTGTACTCATGCTTGCCCCTACGCTGTTTGTTAGTGTGAAAAGGTGGTATCCAATGAAAGAAAAAACAGATAGTGAATTTTTTCGATATAGCAGAAAGCTGGGCAGGCTATACGATACATATATGACTTTTGATGAAACAGAAGAAAAAGGATAATACAGTTATGTGACAGGTGTAGCAGTGGTGGGGGTTGGGGGTCCCCACTACTGCTACACCTGTCACATAATTATATCTGGCAGTATGAGGATGGTGCGAAAAATGCCAGTAGTGTATGATTGTTTGTCGGGGGTGGATGATGTTGAATTATTTGGTGATTAGAGACTAAAAATGTGATACGTTCCCATTTTTGCATATGTGCCCCTTGGGGGCACATTACTCGACTATAGCAACACTTAACCGTCATTTTTATATTTTGGTGTCAAAAAGGGGATAAAAATGTATGATGTTAAAATTATCACTTATCCGGATTTGAGTAAACAGGTTAGGGTTTATCAGGAACCTGTTTATGAAAAAGGGGATAAAGAGGAAAAGGATAGAGAACTGAAAATACCAGAGCTTGATCCTTGGAATCATGAGCCTGTTAAAGATGTTCATGATTTTAGTGATCTTGAACGGTCTATAGAGGTTAGTCGAAAAAGAACGGTTAACAAAGTGTATTCCTATGTGCGGTCAAACACATGGGAATATTTTGTAACATTCACTTTTTCGAAAGAAAAGGTTGACCGTTTTGATTTTGACGAATGTTCAAAGAAGCTTTCTAATTGGCTAGATAATATGAAAAAGCGCTACTGTCCTAATATGTGTTACCTGATCATACCAGAACGGCATAAAGATGGTGCTTATCACTTCCACGGCTTGTTTTCGAATATTAGCGGCATGGATATAAGGGATTCCGGCAAAAAGGTAATTAAAAAGTACAAGGTAGGTGTTAGGACACGCTATAGACGCACAAATGAGGTCATATATCTGCTTGGTCGATACAAGCTAGGTTGGACTACGGCAACGGTCATAAAAGACAGTCTGAGGGCTGGTAGGTACATTCTTAAGTATGTGACAAAAGACTTGGTTACTAATGTCAAAAATAAGAAACGTTATTGGGTTAGTCGGAACTTGGAAGTGCCGGAAGTTGAAACATATTTGCTTGATGATTTTGATAGACGAATTTTGTGTAGGGATTTGGAAACAATTGCAAGCTATCATAAAATTATTTCATGTGAGGTATATCCGCAAGTGGTTAATTTGTTTGAGTTGGATTCTTAAAAGAAAGGGAAAAAATGAAAAAGGAAAAAATAATTGAAAATATCAAAAAAATGATTGCTGAAAAAAATTGTTACATAAATTCATGTAATGGTGAAAGTTCTGAGGAAAAGTTACGTGTTTGTATGTGGGAATATGCTAGGGAAAATTTGATAGTAGTTTTGAATATGCTCGAAAACTCCGAATTTTAGAAAATGAGCACTAAGAAATTTTCAGGAACGAACGACTAATTGCGACACGTTACTAGCTGGGATGGTGTGGGCTAATACATTAGGGCGAACGCTTCAATTAATCGTGTGTATTGGTTGAGATAATGTTGGTACATGATCAAAAATGATGAATAGGGCAAACGGACTAAAACAGATAAAAAAGTTTGCCCTATTCATCATTTTTGATTATGTATTCCAGCCCATGGCGCTAGCGTGAAAATCTGATTATAAATTGGTGATGTCAAGAATTAATCAGATTTTCATGATAGCGCCGTGGGGTACTCTGCAGGTGATAATAATATTTTTTATGGTGGTGGAATTTTTAAGTAAAATGATTATCGTTGTTGTTTTTTGGTGTTTCTGTCATATCGCGTTTGATTAGTTCTTTCATGTAAGCGGCAAAAGAAGGATAGCCTTTATTTTGCCAGTGTCTATCTATGGCTGGTTTTTCTTCTTTTGCTATCCTGAACCTAAGTTCTATATAATTTTCTTTGTTGTATTGTGCATTATATTTTGCTTTATCATATGACATTTTATTTCTCCACCTACGCGTATGTGCATTTTTTACAATTACATGCGCGTATGTTTGGCTAGTATTACTATTGAAACATGCGCGCATGTTTGTTATTCTATTATTGCAATATAAATTATACCAAAGATGGCAATGAATTGAAAGGGGAAAAGGAAAATGACTAAAAAAGAATTGGAATTAGAGAATGTGGTTTTAAAAAACTCATTGGATTGTATAGGGGAATATCTAAGAAATTATGATAATTCAGTTGATGAAAATAGATCTTCTTATTTTATCGGTTCTACTATGTCGGTTTTGAAATCGGTTAATGAAAATTTGGAAAATGCTAAATGGTGGGGACACACATTAGATTATAGGCCAAACGTTTCCAAAACCACTAGGATATATCCGGATGGTAGACGGGAAATCATTAATACATGTAAATAATGGCGCGAGGGCTTAGCCCCTCTCCCCTTTAATGTAGCCGACGACGGTCACAAGCCCGTGTAAATACAGAGTGTGAGGATTGAATAAAGAAAGTAGGAAATGCGGGGTAAACTGGTAGGGCTACATGCGAGTGACGTGGCGGTCATGCTGTTACATGACAGATAGAGCATGTGAGGAGTGAAGCAACCCAGCAAAATGTACTGAAAACAGGGACATCAGGGCAAGAAAGCAAAGTGTACTGCACTAACGGAAGAAAGCAGACAGGTTGAGCCAATCAATACTTTACCCCTATTTAAGAAGATGTCAAGTGAACAGGTACTAAACGAGAGGACACAGCACTTTATTTAATCCGTAATCCGTCAACTGATAATTGATAGAACTGGAAGCGTCATGATGTATAGCTAAAAGGGACGTGCTACCAGCCGTGAAAGTCGGACTTCCGGAGTCAGATAGTGCTATACAAAGGCTGACATTTGTTTTTGGCAATTTATCCAAGCGGTTGTTGTGGGTGCATTGGGAACCCTCGTGTAAGCGTTTGTTGTCTGATAGTGGGGAATCCGTTGTGAAACGTTCTTACCCACTGTATGACAATCGCCGGAATGGCTGTGTGCCGCTGGTGGCTCATTGATAACTGAATGATTGTGAAATGATTTTGAAAGGGGAAAAAATATGATAGATAGAGAACTTTGGAATTTGGTTAATAATTGCCAGTCTCATGAGGGTGTAGCGTTTGCTGAAAAGTGCATTAAGGATAGTGATATTGATAACGATACCTATAATGATTTGATGATGGCATTGACGTATATATCACGTGATTTGTATTCTGTTGGTTAATGTTTGTGGATAAGCTGGGTTCCGGTAGATAAAAGCAGTGACAGCCGTAAAATTGCTCCCGGTTTTTCCCCTTGAAAGTGGGTGATTGTATAGCATTTGATCTAAGCTATGTTGAGATTTTAACGATTGCCCGTCTTGTGTATAAGCGGATGGATGAACTACAAAGCTTGATATCGCGGTATGAACGCTTTGCAGAAGATGATGATACTTGGATGGAAAAAATTGCTACATATCAAGGTCAATATCAGCTGATGAAAGATGTGTATGAAAGGTTGTGCTACATGATAGCCGCCTTTAAGATACAAGAAAAATTTGAAAGTGAGGGAATTCAAAATGAGGTTCGAAAAAACAATGGTTTTAATCGGCGCTGAACGTCGGCCAGGCTTTAAAAATCCTAGTGAGATGGTTCAACAAGTTTTGGTATTGGATGGCATGGACACGATTAAATTTTGGGCGACTCCGGAACAATATGAATATGCTTTGAAAAAGGATCCTTATTCATCTGTATTGGTTACTTTTACCGTTAATCTGACCAACGGTAAAACTGGCCTTTTGGATTTGGCCGATATTCCGGCTGATGCTCCGGCTGGTAAATCCGGAAAAACTGGTAATGATTCTTAATTTGGCAATCGCCGTTGTTTGGTGGCGGAAACTCCCCTATCTCGTTGATCACCCTTGTATCTCGTAAAACGATAAAACGTTGGGCGGAAAGTGGGGGCAACGCTGGGGGGCCCGCTTTCACGGATGTATCTCATGAGGTGCTGTTACCTCTTGTAACTATTCGTAAAAACTGTTTCGTAAC